CGAGGTCATCGAGGAGTGTGCGGCATTTCCGCACGGCGAGTATGACGATCTCGTGGACAGCACCACGCAGGCCCTGATGCGTTACCGCCAGGGCAACTTCGTACAATTACCGAGCGACGACTGGGTGGACACGAAGCCGTCTACCTACATCCGGAGCTACTATGGCTGAACTGCCTAAACTTTACATAGACAATCCCGGTGGTGACTGGCTCCAAAGGAAGCTGGAGCAAGCCCAGGAGGACTACCAGACAGCCCCCATAGGTTCCATCCGTAAAAATATTGGAAGTAGTAACGTTACAGGGTATTTCAAAACTGCTCTGGATCTTTCTCCGGATTTACTCAAGGATCTTCCAGGTGCGCTAGGCGAAGAAGACTTCCGGGGAAGTAGTGTAAAATTAGAACTCCTTGAGAAGAGTATACGGGAACAGGGGTATAAACCTTCTCCCATTCTTATAAACGTTAGGGAAGATGGTCAGCCCTTTATTGTAGAGGGCAATCACAGAGTTGTAGAGGCGCTGAAGTCGGGTCGTACCCGCATACCTGTGGAACTAAAGTATTTGAGAGGTGCAGAAGACGCGGAAGGTCCCTTGTCCATGGATCGTTTGCGAGAATTTTATGGAACACTGCCCAAGGACCAGCCCCGTCTACCTACATCCGGAGCTACTATGGCTGATTCGCTTCCCGTTGTACCTGCCAGTACGGAACTCACACCCGTATCCTTGAAAAGTATGAACCGCTCTCAGTTAATGAATTTGGCGGAACGTATGGGCTATGACGGCCCCGCAGCAGGACAAAGGAGTATTGGCTCGTTGTTCTCGGTGCTGCATAGTCAGCTCGGGTTTTCTGGCATAAAAGACCGTTCCGAGGTCAGGTTCGAGCTGGGTCTCACCGAGTCTACTGTTGACGATATGGAAAGCGCATATAAGCGCGGGCAGGATAGATTTTTTAATCGCGAAGGGGGGCGTCCAGAAGGTCCGCCGACAAGTGTGCCAATGGAGGATCTAGAGACCGCTGCTCTTGATCTATACCGGAAAGGGCACAGAAGCGGGTTGAGTGAGCCGTATGAGGGGGCGCGCCGACTGGAGCTGAAGAACATCGTCGAAGAATTGTCCGTGCGCCGCTTGAGAACACCTTTCGATATTGCCCGAGATTTAAAGGCCCAGGCCGGGGTCGACGACACCCCGCAGATAACCGGTAGGGACCAGCCCCGTCTACCCCCCTTACTAGAGGGTCCCCCCGAAGAACCGGGCAAGAAGCCTTCGAAAGGCCGGGTAATGCGTGGTATCGGAAGCCTGATGCGTGGGCGCAATGTATTCTCGCTCATACAGGCATTACGGGAGGGGTACGAGTTACTGCCGGAAGAGTATCAGGTGCTGGACGAAGCTTTGCAGTATTTGAAAGGCACTCAGTTTAGCATCGACAAACCGGGCATCGAATCCCTCAAGGAGTGGCTTGGCATATCGCCCGAGGACCTTGGCGAGACCATCCCGCTGCCGGGACCAGAAGACTTGCCTATGGACGAAGCTAGTCGTTTATCTCGTGCAGAGAAGCTGGGGTTTGGTCCGGAGATTTATTATCATGGAACGGCTGCAAATATTGTTGCGTTTGACTTAAATCATCCTGACCGTAAAGACCAGGGTTGGCTTGGGACAGGTGTCTATTTGACGGATTCCCCGGCTCTTGGTTCTGTGTATGCCACTTTAAAGGGCTACACTAGAATGGATAAGGACCGTGCCAAGAATGTCATGCCTTTAAGAATTCGTTTGAAGAATCCTTATCATGCAACTCGTCAAGAAAAAGAAACCATGATGCTCCGGATGCATAATAAAAGCACGGCAGACGCTAGACAGATTGCTGATTCTTGGACAGAAGATCTTAAAAAGAAGGGGCATGATGGTGTAATTCTTCAGTATGATCCTAAAGAAGTTGGAAAGGCTAATGCTGTTCGTGAGATTGTTGTTTTTGACACCTCCAATGTTAAGTCAGCGTTTTCCAAGTTTGACCCCGCATACTCACGCTCTCCGAAATTGAGCAAGGCCGCAGGCGGCTTCATAGACAAGCCTTTGTACGATGACCGGAGGATGATAGGCTAGGGCATGGCTAATAGCTCCATTTTCAGCGGCATCGGCGGTTTTGGCTCAAACGTCATTTCGCCTTTGGACTTCATGGGAGGCTTTTCCCTTCCCTGGATACCAACTGTCGGGGCCGCAGGAGCGCCAAACGAGCCGCGCAGGGCAACGCCCATCCCGAAAGTAACAATTGATCCGGACCAAGATCCTCAGGGTCACGAGAATCAGGTGCGGGCAAGGGCGGAAGCGGAGGGGCGTCGGGATGCGCAATCGGGGCGACCGTTGTTGGAAGAAGTTCCAGGGGACGAAGGCGAGGCTGAACATTGGACGCGAGTTGCAAGGCGCGATGCACAGATAGCGGAATATCAGAAGATAGCGGCGGATCCCGATTACGAGCCTGATATCTGGTACATCGACCACTGGGACATACATCATTGGAGCGAGAAGATTCCTCCGGGCGTCCCAATCGTTGCTCAAGCAGGCACTGCTAGACAAGCAGGCGTTGCTCAAGCAGGCACGCAACGACCACCCTGGACGGGTGCGGCTACCTGGAGCGGCGAACTTCCTTCGGAAGCCTTGCTGAGGGCGTCCGCTGAGACTCCTCCGGACGAACCGGCCTTTGGACAGACACAAACATCCTGGGACCCTCTTGGTATCGAGGGCTATCAAGCCACACAATCAAGCTTTCCCAGCTGGGACGATCTGTTTAGTTCTGAGTACTGGAGTGACGTAGGGCGCGATTTTCCAACGACGGGAGATGCTGCCGCAGCAGCACAGACAGCGTTGGGTCTTGGATTCTCAGCACCTTATATGGGCCTAGGTACGGCTGCTTTTTCGGCTCTTACGAGCGCCGCAGCGAAAAGCAGGATGAATGAACGGATACGTTCGCAGTTTCCTGAGTTAGGACCCGCTGAGACTGATTTTTTCGGTAGGACTCCAGGACTTTCAGACCAAGATATGATTTCCCTAGCTGGATATTCAGCAGGAGCGGGGGAAGGGATGTATACGGGCTTTCCCGCACCGGGGGAGACAAGGGGTGCGAGGGCTCCGTCTACCGAGTTAGGATGGGCTCCCGGCGACCGTGCATATGATATTACGACAGATCTCACAAGAGACGCCATTGCTAATCCTAGCAAGTGGGGATTGCCTGAGAACCCCTATACACCTGGGTATGCAACCCCTGCGGATCTATGGAGCGATAAGTATGCAATCGGCGGCAAACGTATAGCTGATATAATATACGATCAGGGATGGAACATGGCACTGACGGAAGCGGAATGGGACTTCCAGACCGAGCCCATATCCTTTGAACCCGGAACTTTTGCCAATCCGGAGCTGGGAGAGTTCATTGGAGACTTATCCACGGTTAGCTGGTCCGATCCTAATGTAGCGCCTTCGTACCAAAGTTTGCCCGGATATGTCTCTACAGCCGGAATGACATATGCTGAAGGTCTTGAAAAACAGCAAGCGATCAACGAAGCACTTGAAGAAACGCAAGCAAAACAGATTGCACATTCACTGCCTATGCAGGAGTTGATGGCGGTGGATCCTGCAGTCCATCATGCCGCCACCGCTGCTGAAGCTGCTGCAAAAACCGAGGCGGAAAGAACTGCCGCCTTGCAACTCGAAGAGAACAAGTACTGGAATCTGGTGAAGAATCTGGGTGAAGAACAACACGCACCTCCACCCCCTCCTGGAATAGCTGGAACGGTAGCGGGTTTAGGATACATGTGGGGTGGAGGACAAGGTGAAGATGACAGCTATGGTTTCGGATCTATGGATGACACTGATTACGGGATGGGATACTGAGGATTCCCCATGGTAAACGAGCCGGAGATCTCTGGTAATGGCGACCGTACCCACTAAAGACCCCTGGAACGAGGGCGACCTTACGAAGATGTCGGTCACGGAGTTCCTGTTTTTGCAGGCGGACAAGACAAATCCGTATGAAGGGATTGCGAGACTGACTGCCGAGGGTCCAGAGCAAAGCGCGACAGTCAAGGGTGCGTTGGTCCCGACACGAGGACACTGGCCGGAATTTAATGTCGAGGCGACACAAGCAAAAGGTATGAGGGCTCCGTCTATCAAGATGAGTGCAGGGCTTCCCGGAGATGCTTTAAGACTTACGAGATCCCAGGATCATCCGGAGGCCAACGGTACGAGAATCACGGACGTTCTTGAATCGAAGCTGGGAAAGCTTGGTTCGTTGTACTACAAGGCGCAGGAACAACCTGGATCTCATGTCGGCAGGAAATTGCAAGAGTTCGGGGGACAGTTGAATCTGGGTCCTGTGAGCCTTGCTGGCAGTCGAACGGAAACCAGCCAGGAGACCATGCCAGAGAAGTATCGCGATCAGTTCGCGCATCCACGCAGCCGTTCGGTTGTAAAAAAGGCGCAGGTTGGTATAAGGCAAAAGCATCCTAAATCCGGTGGTGTAGCAGGTCTCGATCTCTGGAGAGAATGGCCTAGGTACGGGACGCCATGGCGCGAGGGTGAGAATCCGATCCAGACAGGGGGGAGGGCCTTTTATGAAGGCCCGCTTGGATCTGGAACACTAAAAGGAGCTATGACGGGAAGACGGGTGCAAGACGCAGGAAGCGAGTATGGAGCGGATTTGTCATATCGCTTCCCGCTCCTGGGTGGTGATGCATCTCTAAGTGGCGAATGGTCCGGACGCCAACTGCCCACGGAGCAGTACCCAACGGGTCAGACGAGCAAGTGGGAAGTCGGTGGAAGATGGACGAAGAAGTTTTGACATGCCGCTAACGAAGAAGGGCAAGAAGATCAAGGCTCGCATGAAGGAGACCTATGGTGCCAATGCAGAGAGGGTCTTCTACGCGTCGAAGAACAAGGGTACAATCAAGGGCGTAGACAAGGCGAAGAGGCGTAAGACGAGGAGCACGAAACATGCCTAACGTAGCAGGACGCGAATTTCCGTACACGCCGCAAGGGATGGCGGCTGCGGAGCAATATAAGCAGTCGCTGGGTATGCGTGGTGGCGGCATGATGGGCTTTCGGCCCGTTGGCTATCAAAATGGTGGCGGCGTAGAATCCGATACCGCAATTCCTCTTGACAATGTGGCGCGCGCTTTCGTCGATCTCGTAAGTAGCGGAGCATCTGTCTTGGAGATTCGCCGGTACATCAGTGAAAACAGGTCCGCTCTTGAGAGAATGGCAGTAGCAGGTCCGGGCATTATTCGTCGCTTGTTGAACCTATATGAAGAAGGCACTCCTCAGGATGAGCAACAAGAGGCAATTGATAAGGAAGGGATGCGTAGTCCAGATGCGCCTACTTATGATTATCTAGAAGAGGAAGAATACGACCCTAGTTTGATGCCTCTAGGGGAACCCGGCACTGGTATTCCTCAGGAGATGTATCGCCCAGGACTGGGTGATGATGTGAGACAGTTTCTTCCACCGCCTTCTGACAGGGACATAGAAAGACTTAAAAAACAGTTTCTTCCACCTGGATTGGAAGAAGAGGAGGTTCCTCCGGGTTTTGGTGAACGGTTCGCACCAAAACCACGCCACAGGTTTGGCCCTGAGACTTGGCCGGAACAGGGATATCCTAGTCGAGCCGATGACCTTTGGGGAATTGGTGCTGGCCGTCTAGAAGAACAACGAGGAGGGCCTACGGGGTCTGTGGCACCCGAAATGGAAGGGAATATTCCACGATTTAAGCCTCCCTGGATGTCAGACCCTCGTTACAAGGGTTACTTCAACCCTAGCCAGTTAAATCCGTTTTTCAATCCCCATGATATAGAGGTCGCTGGCGGCGGCTACGTGGGCCGTGGTATGCGGAACGGCGGCATCATGTCACTAAGGCGCAGATAAGATGGCCCGACCTCCTCTTCCTCGCAGCAACTTTGGAACAAGCTCCCTTGTCGAGCGCAGGGACGCCATTCCTCTTGTCGAGCTTGAGGAAGGCCCGGAGGTCGAGGTTGACGTTGCCGATGAGACGGTCATCGAGACCCCTGATGTAAATATAGAACTTGAGGATGATGGTGGCGTTGTCGTTGATTTCGATCCCCGCATGGCGGGTCCCGAGACGGGCGACTTCTACGACAATCTGGCCGAGATGTTGGATGACCGCGTTTCCAGCAGCATAGCTTCCGAATTGCTGGAGCAATACGAGGCCAACAAGAGTGGGCGCAGGGAGTGGGAAGACGCCTACCGGACGGGTCTTGAGCTTCTCGGATTCAAATACGAGGACCGGACGGAGCCGTTTCGTGGCGCGACGGGTGTGACGCATCCGCTTCTGGCCGAGGCGGTGACGCAGTTTCAGGCACAGGCTTTTGGAGAGCTGCTTCCGGCGGGAGGGCCCGTCCGGACGGAGATACTTGGAAAGGTAACGCCTGAAGTTCAGGATCAGGCGGAGCGCGTCAGGCACTTTATGAACTATCAGATCACCTGCGTGATGAAAGAGTACACGCCGGAATTCGATCAGATGCTCTTCTATCTGCCGCTGTCTGGCTCGACCTTCAAGAAGATTTACTACGATGAATTCCTGGGTCGCGCCGTCAGCCGGTTCGTACCGGCGGAACATCTTCTCGTTCCATATACGGCATCGGATCTGGAAACGGCGGAAAACGTAACGCACGTCATACAGATATCGGAGAACGAGCTTCGCAAGAAGCAGTTAGCCGGTTTCTACAGCGACGTTGAGGTGTCGGCAACACAGTCTGATCCTTCGGAAGTCAGGGAGGAGATGGACGAGATCAGCGGTGTCGAGCCATCCTATCTGGATACCGACATCACGCTGCTGGAATGTCATGTGGATCTGGATATCGAGGGGTATGAAGATCTTGATGAGACTGGCGAGCCGACAGGTATCAAGCTCCCGTACATCGTCACCGTCTCCGAGACCAATGGCAAGCTTCTGGGCATTCGCCGGAACTACAGTCCGGACGACGAGGGACGCAAGAAGACCCAGTATTTCGTGCATTTCAAGTTCCTGCCGGGTTTCGGGTTCTATGGCCTTGGTCTGATCCACATGATCGGTGGTCTCAGCCGCACGGCGACGGCGGCTTTGAGACAGCTCATCGACGCAGGAACGCTGTCCAATCTGCCTGCCGGGTTCAAGGCGCGGGGCCTTCGCATTCGAAACGACGACGATCCGTTATCACCGGGCGAGTTTCGCGAGGTCGATGCACCCGGAGGGGTAATCCGTGATTCATTGATGCTGCTTCCGTACAAGGGGGCCGACCAGACGCTGTTCCAGTTGATGGGTTTCTGTGTTGAGGCCGGTCAGAGGTTTGCAGCGGTTTCCAATCTTCAGGTTGGCGACGGCAACCAGGAAGCGCCTGTCGGGACGACCATCGCGCTATTGGAGCAAGGCGCGAAGATCATGTCCGCCATTCACAAGCGGCTGTTTTACGCGCAGAAGGAGGAGTTCTTCCTTTTGGCCGCTGTTTTCGGGCAGTCCCTTCCTCCCGAATATCCGTATAACGTGGTCGGTGCCGAGCGTACCGTGAAGGCGCAGGACTTTGACGACCGCGTGGACGTTCTTCCCGTGGCCGATCCCAACATCTTCTCGATGGTGCAACGCGTTACATTGGCCC